CAAACACCTATATAATTGTAAATCTGTTACAGTTGAGAGCGAGCTGGAACAGGTTATCAAGCAACTTAACGAGCTGGCACAATACGCCCCCGTTTATGTTTGTGAGTCGAACCATAACAGCGCATTAGATACTTGGTTAGATGATAGTGCATACAGCCCTAAGAAAGACCCTATAAACGCTAAGCTTTATTATTTGCTTAACTGGTTGGTATGTGATGCAATCGACAACAAAGACGACTCTAACGCCCTACAGTTAGCCCTACAGCAAGCGAATAGTGACGAGCTTAAAAACTTGCCGCAACTATCTGATAATATTATTTGGGGACGTATGGACAAGCCGCAAATACAAAACGGCTTTGACGTTTCGCAGCATGGTCATAAGGGGCAAAACGGTAGTGCAGGCAACCCGCAGCTTATGTCAAAATGGAAGTTACGACTAGTAACAGGCCACACGCACAGCCCGCGAATAGTTGGTAAGGATATGTTCACCGTGGGCGTAACGGCAAGCCTGAATCAAGGCTACAATCGCGGGGGCGCGTCCTCTTGGGATCATGCGCACGTTATGATTCACAAGGGCGGCGAATGTGAATTAATCAACGTAAATCCGCAAAGTATTTAGTAACCAGTGAGAGCTAATATCATGTTAAAAACAACAATCAACAACACAGCACGAAACGCAAGCAATTTGCTTAGTGTTATTTTAAACAACGAATTGTACCCAGTGTTCGACCTTGACGGAGTGCTACTAGATGCTAGCCACCGCTGCAAGTTCGACAATGACGGTCATTTAGATTTGCAGCATTATAGGGCTAACACAACGGCCTTACAGGTTGCACTAGATAAGAATTTGCCACTTATCCAAGCTGTAAGAAGTCTTAACGCTCTAGGCGAATCCTACAGCGTATGTACAGCGCGTATAGCTTGTTTACATACAAGACGCTTACTGAGTGAGCGACAAATAAACCCTAGTCAATTAATGCACAGGGGCAACGCAGAATGCAAAGACGACGACTTAAAGCGCGGTCTATTGTCTGGTTTAACAGTACCCGAAAACAAAACACCAGTGCTAATAGATGACAGCAAAGCAAATTGCTTAGTTGCTCAGTCGCTAGGCTTTGAGTTTATACACGTTGACTTTGACCTGACCGCTAACAGCGTAAAGGTTGATAGCCTAGACATTAGACCTTTATTAGCATAGGAGCGCACAGCATGAGCTTATTAATATTCAAAGCCTTGCAAAGTAGCGAGAAGAAACGCAGCGCACAGAAAGAGCAAGCCAAGCGCGAACAGTTAGCCAAGCAATACGGGAGCTATTTATAATGCTTAGTTTATTGGCCTTATTATTTTTATTCGCTAGCCTATGGTATGCCAGCGACCTAACCAAGCTCGCAGCGTATGGTATTGTAAGTGCATTGTTGTTCTTGGTTACTGCTAGCGATTGGCATGTAATCGCAGCGAATATAGTTATAACTATATTGCACATCAAGAACTTGCATAAAAGCGGGGCGTTGTCAAGATTATATACAAAGTTGTCATAAGCCATAACAAAATAATAGTTGACAGGGGGCGGTTAATAGACTAGCCCCCTCAATTTTTGCTACAGGCCCACCCACACACGGACGATATGGTATTTTTTGTTTTCCGAAGGGCGCAGGGATTTTCGACCCGAGAAGCTACGGATATAGCAGTTCTTAAAGTCTTTAGACTTAACATCAGACTTAAAATTTTTTGATGCTACGGATATAGCAATCCTCCTCAATCCTCCTCAATCCTCCTCAATCCTCCTCACTAGTTTTCACTCGTCTTCAATCCGCATTAATCACCTCCCCCACACCCAAGTCTTTTTAAATCGTTGACATCCATAAATGTTTTTTGTATAATAACTAAACATAGGAGAATAGAAAGATGAGCACAGAATTAACCATATCACCAGAGGGCTTGGACATTGCACACGCTTACTTGGAATGCAAGAGTGACGCAAGACTGGCAGCAGAAAAGCTAAATCTCCCTCTAGATGAAGTAGCACGTTACCTAAACAAACGTGAAGTAAAACAATATGTAGATCAATTATATTTTGAAAGTGGATTCAGAAATAGAGATCGCATGGGAGCTGTAATGGATGAAATAATCGCAGCCAAATTAGAAGAGCTTGACGAAACAGGCATGGGTTCGACACATGACATAGTAGATATCCTAGAAAAGTTCCATAAAATGAAAATGAAAGAAATGGAGATGGCTATTAAAATGCAGCAGGAGACCGCACCACACATCCAGGTCAACCAGCAGATTAACAATACTGGCGGGGATAACTATAATCGTTTGTTGGAGAAATTGTTAGGTGAAAAATGATAAGGAGACAGCGGTATGCAAGTTAGTCGTTCATATCTAGAATATGGAGCACTGGTAGACTTCCCAGTTGCTGATAGATTCTTAAAGTTACCCATAGAGAATTTCCTAGAGATAGAAGGAATAGAACCAATAGCACCTCAAATAGCAATGATAAATGCTATACAAGATCCTAGACATAGGCAGATTGTAGGTTGTTTATCACGACGTACTGGTAAGACATTTATATCTAATACCATTGCGTTTATGAAAGCTATGGAGCCAGAAACATGCGTACTGATCGTTTCGCCTAACTACAGTTTAACGAATATCAGTTGGAATGAGCAGATAAAGATGCTTGAGAAGCATGGGATAGAGATAGTAAGTAGAAACAAGACGGATAGAGAAATCAAGCTCGAAAACGGATCAATGATAAAGTTCGGCTCGGTTTCACAGGCGGATAGTTTAGTAGGTCGTTCTTACGATTTGATTTTATTCGACGAAGCTGCTCTAGACGCCAAAGGGATTGATTGTTATAATATTCAGCTACGTCCTACCCTAGATAAGCCAAATAGTAAAGTAATATTTATCTCAACACCTCGTGGATTGAATTATTTTTATGATTTCTATATGCGTGGGTTTGAAGAGGATAAACCAACCTGGATATCCGTACACTCGACCTGTAAAGATAATCCTAGAATGACTAATGCGGATATTGAAGAAGCTAAAGGTTCTATGAGTCGTGCTGAGTTTGAGCAAGAATATAACGCCAACTTTACAACGTTTGAAGGTCAGATATACGAAGGGTTTGATTGGGATTCGTGTGTGGAAGATTTATCTGCGATGGACTTTAGTGACTGTGATACTATAATGGGAATAGATCCTGGATACAAAGACGCCACTGGAGCTGTAGTATTGAAATACTCGTTTGATGAGGATATATTCTATTGTGTATGGGATTATGAAGTTGCAGGAAAAACAACTGCTGTTCACTGTGTGGCATTTAATGAGCAAATAGAGGGACACGATGTTGACTTAGTATTCGTTGACTCGGCCGCAGCTCAGTTCCGAGCAGACATGGCCGCGGATTACGACATCCCTAGCAACCTAGCTAAGAAGTCAGTTCAAGATGGTATAGCGTACTGTCAAATGTTAGTAGAAACTGGTAAATTGATTGTTGATAAGAATTGCGAACATGTGTTGCATATGCTGAATAACTATCGTTGGGATCCTAGTCCAAATCTAATTAAACCAAAACCACTACATGATCACACATCACATATCGCAGATGCTTTGCGTTATGCATTGTACAGTTATACTAGATAGATTATGTGAATAGAAATTTTTGACTTTACATTTGAAAAGGTATGCAGTATAATATTCGTATATTGAGTTGATATTCCTATCTTGTGTGGATTAGTTACTTACAATTTTAATAAGTACACTTCGGTGTTAAAAGTTTATATACAGAAACAAGTAAAGGCACACAAGGGTGGAGCATTCTCAAGGAGTTTATATGGCAAAAAATAAAAACAAAAGAGTTGCTACTAAACACATACGTGATGGTATAAAGGCAAACTACAAAAAAGATTGTAGTTGTGCTGTTTGCGGTACTGGTGTTGACTTAGAGTTACATCACTATACTACAGTATCATTACTATTACAAAAATACTCCCAAGAAAACAGTATACCGATAGATACAGATGAGCAAGTCCTAGAGATGCGAGATGCTTTCTATGAAGCTCATTGGTACGAGTTGGTAGATTATGCTGTTACTTTGTGTAATAAACATCACGTTGAATTGCACAAAGTTTATGGTCAACAACCACCATTGAATACTGCTAAAAAGCAGGAAACATGGGTTGCTCATAAAAGGGATAAACATTTTGGATTAGTAGACTCGGACGAAAAATCGTCAACGGGACGCTTTCAAAGATTTTTAGAATTTATCACTCCTAGCGAGAATAGATTTTCTAGACACCTTTAAGGGGAATACTAAATGCAACTTTGGAAACGATTCCTGGAAAAACTCAATCCAGCTCAACCTAATATATATCTAGACGAAGGGTACTCTCATCCAACAACACAAACCAAAATTCAAACACTAACTAATGCGTATGATATGGTGGAGGTTGTTAATAGATGTGTTAACTTTATTGTCGATAATAACGCAATGTTAGATTTCGATATTAAAGATAGTGCTTCGGGATTTACGGCAATAGCTAATGGTGTTAGGAAGAAAACTCTAGACACCTTACTAAACAGACGTCCTAATCCTTACATGGATATCAATACATTCAGACGTTTATTAATAATGGACTTCATCATAGATGGTAACGCTTTTGTATTCTTCGATGGTACTGGGTTCTATCATTTACCTGCATGCAATATGGAGGTAATAGCTGATGAAAAACATTATGTAAATAGTTTCTTATATGACGGAACTACTACTTTTACGCCGAATCAGATTATCCATATAAAAGACAATAGCATCTCTGCTATTTACAGAGGTGATTCAAGATTAAATAGTAATTTGAATTCTTTATACACTAGAGAGTTCATGACTAATTACCAACAAAACTTCTTCCAGAACGGAACAGCAGTAGGACTTATTATAGAGACTGAAGCTGCACTTAGTAAGAAGATGAAAGACCGCAAACAGCACAACTACAATCTTTTTTGTAGTTTGCCTTTATACCATCACGTATGTGTTTAGTAGCAACTCTTTTGTTTTTATTTTTTGCCATATAAACTCCCCGATCGTGACTGGGAAAC